GCCCAGCCAAAAGAAAAACCGTTTAACCCGTTTACGGCGTCGGTGGCTGCTTCGAATATATTTGCTAATTGGACTAAACTCATTTTTTGCTTTTAGATATATCATCGATTACCTTTTCTTCTGCCGCCTTTGATGCAAGGTATTGAAAGACCTGATACAATTTTGCTTTTTCTGCTGATTCCATCGGTGTATAACCACTTAAATTAAACAATCCAGACTCCGCCACTTTCTTTATTGTCAAGTACCAACCGTATTTTTCATTAAGCCTTTCACTTGCTAATTGAGATTTTCCATCGCCCTTTGCAACATAGAGGTCTGCAAATCTAAGGTAAATTTCTCGCTTAACTTGGTCAAAAAAAAAGCAACCTCATAGGATGTTTGCAAGGACATTTGTAAAAAGTCGACTTTGTTTTGCTCAAAGAGTTCGTCTGAGTAATCTTCGCCCAATGGTTTTAATAATACCGCCATAATATTAAGCAACCCCTGAGGGTCACCGTTCTTAACTTGGTTCATTGCCTTGTCATACTGAGCCGCCATTGTAAATTCAAGAAGCGTTGATTTTTCCATTAACCTTTCTGGAAGGGTGTAAACCTTACCTTTAAAATCGTACAGTTGTTTATACTTTGTTTCCGCTGGTGTATTGATGGCGTTCATTATCTTACTGTAAATGAATACAAGGTATTTTAATTCTAAGCTATCCGCTACCTTACCAAAGCAAGCGTCAAGGGGAATGCCTGTAAAATAGTTTACCACCTTTGCCATGTACGGGTATCTTTCTTTTGCCTCCCAGACCTCGTCCATGATTTCCAACCGTGTTGTAAGTTGTTTATCAAGTTCATTCCATTGGCTTATCAATGATGGTAAGAAACGTCTAACATTGTCCTTAACTTGCTGTTCTTGCAGTATTTTACCTAAGTCACAAACAACGTCTATTTGCTCAGCGTTTTTCGTATAAACTTTTAACTTCTTTGCATACGGTAAAATCTTTTGATAAACCGCGTCCCTTTCGTTCATGTATTGAATCGCTTCCAATTCAACCTTTGGATGTTCGGGCAAAAGGAATTTGGCAAAGTAGATGTATTGTTCCAATGTTATATCCTCAGCCGTCTCAGGATAATTGTACTTAATCTGCTTATTACCTATGTTAAATATTACCATTATCTTTTCCTTGCTTTTTTGGTTATCACGGGAATGTTATCAGCTAATAAATCGCCATTGGTTTCCTTTGTCGTAGGCACAAAAGGAACGGGTTCTGCTTTGGCATGACTTACCAATGGAAGGCTGGGCGGTCGCGACCATTCCCGTTTGATTCCGTTCCCTGTTAGCTTCACGGCTTTTTCAAGGTGACCTCGCATTTGCAAGTATTTCTTTCTTTGCATTGGCTTATCAATGATTTCTTGCGTAATCTTTTCGATTAAGTCAATAATGATTAACGCCTTTTCTTTATCTGTCATTTGTCTTTATTTTAATTAAATGCAAGTAAATCGCTGCCTTGCGCAAGCCTTGAAAATATATACCTAAGGGAATCGCACCCGTGGTTATCGGCGTCTAATGGCGTGGAAGATTTGCGGTCGTTCCAAATGTAATTCCTTAACTCGTGCTTTAAATTATACGACTCAGGTGTTACAATGATTTGATAATCCAACATTTTCTTTATTCCCTCGACGATTGACCCAGCCCCTTTGTCCGCCTTTTGCACATTTAAACCCCGTTGCTGCAAAGCTTCAATCAAACGTGGTTCGCTTGTGTCCGCAATTATCAAAGCGTTGGGGCTAACATAATGATTCATTTGTTCAATGACTGCCTCGTATGAAAGCGATTGTTTATAAATAATTTCCTCAACGTATATTTTCTTTGACCCTTTGTCAACTGCCACCTTGACAAGTGCCAACGGGTCAGGGTAGAATCCAAAGTCTAAGCCGTAACCAAAAGGTAGGCTAATATCGAACTCACCCTCTACCCAGTTGTCAAATATTACCCCTTGTTTCCTATCCAGCCATTTTCCCAAGAACCTATGCGCGTATGCCTCAGGTGACTTCGTTTTAATGGCTTCAATCTTTGCGATGTAATCAATGCTTAGGTTATTTAAATTATCAAAGTACGTCGTATGTATGTGCGTTATATCGGGGTGTGTGCTAATAGGTATCATTTGCTCGTCAATCGTTTCCATGCGATGGGATTTTTCAAACCACCGCTTCCAAATCCAATGCTCCACGTCCTGAGGGTTCATGACAAGTATTACAATGTTTGGGGTGTCAGGCATCCTGATTGATTCATCTATTGTATCAAAGTCCTTTTCGCTTACAAATTCTTCAGCCTCATCAACGATGAACACGTTTAACGCTGGTATTGATTTTAACTTTGCCGTTTGGTTTCCAGAACTTGTCTTAATGCCTGAGAATATTATTTCACTCCCCGTTACCTTGTGGCTTATTTGCGCGTTCGTCATTTGAAATTCATCACCAACTCCAAGCAAGTCTATCTTTTCACGGAACTCAGGTATAACGGAAATGTTAGCAGATGATAAAGTATAACGCGTAAAAAGAACCTTCCAACCTTTGTTTGCCAAAAGCATATTACAAGCCCAAAGCCCCACGGTGAATGACTTCGCCGAACCACGCCCACCAGTTATAAGAAAGTAACGGGTTTTAGGTTGCCAAAGGGCTTCGTACTTTTCACTAACCTTTATCTGCATCCTTTGTAAATATTATCGTTGGCACGGTCACCTTTTCCCCTTGCGTCGTTATGTCAATGTTCTGCTTACTTTTTCCGTAGGCTCGGTCAAGGAGCAATTGAGCCGCCTTAATATCACCCTTTGCCGCCTGTTCCCTTAACTTCATGATAATGGCTTCGGCTGCCGTTATACCGTCCTTTTCTTGCCCCATTACATTTGCCATGATAAGGTCAAGGGCTGGGAGTTTCTTAGGGCGTCCGTTGGGGTTGCCTGATTGTCCTTTGATAAATGGTTTTGGGTTATCCGATGGTTTAATTGGCATGACTGTATTATGACTGTTTAATTAAAAACAAAAACTCATTCCTTGCTTTATCATCATCTTTAAAAACACCAAGTAACTTTGTTGTAATTGTCCATGTATCATGTTTCTTTACTCCACGCATACACATACAAAGGTGCTGGGCTTTTAAAGAAACTGCAACACCTTTGCAATTTAATTCACTTTGTAATCTTTCGGCTATTTGGGTTGTTATCCTTTCTTGATTTTGCAGCCTGTTAGCATATAAATCAACACATCTTGCTAATTTACTTAATCCAACTATTTTATCATTTGGAACATAAGCTACATTTGCAATCCCAAAAAAAGGAGCAACGTGATGTTCGCACAAAGAATAAAAAGGAATGTTTGTTTGAATAATCATTTCATCTGTTCCCTCTGAGTCAAAAGTTGTAAAATTAAATTCCTTAGGAGTTAAAAATTCTTTTAGGAATTTAATATATCTTTTTGGCGTTTCCTTTAACCCGTCTCGATTTGGGTCTTCCCCTAAGTATTGTAAAATCCTTGTAAAATTATCTTCGATTGGTGTTTCGTTTTGCTCCCAAGGGAAAACCAACCATTTGTCTTTTAATTCATTTTCTGTTTGTTTATTAAATAAACCTATAAAAGGTTTATTGTATTTTTCATAATTAATTCTTGTTTTGCCGCTGTCTATTAAATCGTCAATAATAATATCAGCATCCTGAGGGTTTGAAACAGGATTTAACATAGCAGATATATAAGCGCCACCTCGAGGAACACCATAGTATTTTAATGACATATCTAATAACGATACTCTTTTTTTTATCTCTTCCCAGCTTACAATATATTCCATAATTTATGTTGTTGTACTGATAATTTCCATTTTGGATTTTGTAAACAAAGATTTACACAATGCTTCAGATTATTGTTATTTATATTAAAACCGTCTGAATGAGGCGAAATCCAATAATATTCAGCCTTTATTAATGGTTTAGGTATTTCTTGCCCTTCATGTCTTACATACCTTAATTCAGTTACTCCATTAGGATAATTTTTTTTAATAACGTGTTCTGCAACCTTTGGAGAAACACAAATAAAATCAATTCCTTTTGGTGATGCATGCAAACCACTTGTTTCAACTGCTTGATAATAACCATTATTTTTAAAATACGTTATATGTTCTTCTGTTAACTGGTCTAATGGTTCTCCTCCAGTCCATGTAATTTCTTTACAATCAATATTTTTGTTTTTTAACCAATCTAATATTGATTCTAATTTCCATTCTTTACCACTTTCAAATTCTGTGTCACATCTTATTCCTAAAGCATAACAAGCGCTTGCAGCTTTGCAACCTTGCAGCCTTATAAAAAATGTAGGCGTTCCAGCCCTTGCACCTTCACCTTGAAGCGAATAGAATATTTCTGATATTTTAAGGCTCATATGTAACTGTTGATGAAAGCGTTTCCGCTAATGAAATTTTAAAAATCGGTAAATTAGAATTATTTTTTATTTCAGTAAATAACCATACTGCCATATTCTCAGCACTTGTTTCAAATGGAAGAGTAATGTAAGGTTCATTAGCTAATGACAAAATATTACATAAATCATCGTTTTCATACAATAATAGCCAATGACAATATTTTTTGATAATTGGCTCAACTAATTT